TGATTAAAGAGATGAGAAAGAAATTTAATCTACCCGTGGGATTTGGAAATCATTGTGAAAACCTAAATGTGCTATATACAGCTCTCGCTTTTCAGCCAAGTGACTTTTTTGTATATGTTAAGGGTCTTCGATTTAATTCTACTAAGCATCCGGATGAAAATCACGCAATTTCTATCTATTCTATTGATAATTTTGTAATAAACATATTAGAATTATCACAGGCACTTGGAACGGGTGTTAAGTCTGGTATAGAAAATCAAATTAAGGGAATGGAATGAAGAGAGCAACAGTACTGGCAGGATCTAGAGGAATTGGCAGAGCAATTGCTAATTCGCTCGACGGCTTAGGGTATGATGTAACTGCAACCTCTAGTGAGGATTTAGACACAGGGGACACTAATGCAGTCTTAAGATTTGTAGAGGGTCAGGGAGAGATTGATATTTTGGTCCTCAATACAGGAGGTCCCCCAGCAAAATCTTTTTTTGACATAGAGATGTCTGAGTGGGACAAGTATTATAGACAGCTATTTTTAGGATTTTGTCTAATGTTGCAAAAATCTAAAATAAGAGACAACGGATATGTTTTTCTAGTTTCTTCTTTTAATATAAAGGAGCCAAATCCAGACCTAGTATTGTCAAATTCTTTTAGAATGGCATTCGTCAGTGTCTTAAAGTCTGTGTCAAAGCTTCTGGCAGAAAGAGGAATTAGTTGTATCAATATTGCTCCAGGGCCGATTAAGACAGATAGACTTTACAATCTAGTTTCAGACATGGAGAGCTTTGAAAGAACTTTACCCATGAAGAGGGCAGCAGACCCAGAAGAAATCGGAAGATTTGTTTCTGCCCTTGTTGAAAATGATATCAGTTATCTTAGCGGTGTAACAATTAACTTTGATGGTGCAGCATCAAATTACGTTCTATGAGTATAGAAAAGGTTTTAATAGTCGGACACGGATCAACTGGGATTCGTCATGCAACAAATATAGTAACAGATCTTGATCCGTCTCTTCGAATAGGATTCCTACGAAGAGCAGAGAGACCAGAGTTTAGATTTGCACAATATTTTTATGACTGNGATGAAGCAAAATCATGGAATCCAGACGTGACAATTATATGTTCTCCAAGTGACACGCATGCAGAATATATTTCTACTTTTTCAAATAGTCATATTTTTGTTGAAAAGCCAGCTGTAACAAGAGTCGAAGATTTACAGGTGTTAAAAAACCTCAGAGATGATAGAGTGTTTCAAATAGGGTTCAATCTTCGCTATCACGACATTTATCAAAAGATTGATTCATCTGATGTGGATGAAGTCACATGGACCCATTCAGACTTTTTACCAAATTGGCATCCCTGGGAGGATTATAGAAACACATACGCTGCACATGATGGTGTCGCACTAACACTGTGTCATGGATTAGATTTAATATACCAGCTATTTGGAAGCTTTAAAGTCGTATCAAGAAAAAAACAATATATTCTTGATATTCCTGCAGATAGTTCATTTTTTGCAGAGCTAGACTGTTCTGGAATACCTGTAAAATATTCATCAATTATGGATAGTGAAGATAAAGAATGCACACTTAAAATAACTCACAAAAACGGACAACAAAAAATCTATGATTTTAATAGTATTAAATTTCCAAGAAATGAATCTTTTAGAAGAGAAATTATAAATTTTTTCAATAGGGTAGAAAATAGTGATACAACTAACAATAAGAGTGAGTACAATCTAGCAAGCCTTATATTGGANACATGCGAACAGTAATNATAACAGGATCAGAGGGCTTAATAGGCTCTGTTGTTAGTAAGCACCTTGAAGAAAGTGGCTATGATGTGATAAGAGTAGATCTTTCTTTAGGTGTAGACCTGACAGATGAAGATCAAGTTAAAGATTTTTTCAGTAAAAATAATGCTGATTCACTTATAAATCTATTTGGAATGAATCATCACATGGATAAAAATGTCAAGTGCGTTAATGATTTTTTAGAAATTGATAAAAATGATCTAAACGCATATCATGAGTGCAATGTTACAGCACTATTTTCAGTATGTAGAGAGTTTATAAAAAATAATCATGGTGATCTTGAAATTGTTAATTTTAGTTCACTTTATGGAATAACATCACCAAAAAAATCAATATATCCCATATCTGTTAAGCATGTAGGATATGTTACTTCAAAGCACGCAGTTACAGGATTAACAAAATATATTGCGACTCACTTCGCACCTCGTGTCACTGCAAATACAATTTGTCCTGGAGGTGTTGATAATGAATATATGGATCCTGTCTTTAGGGAAAGATATTGCAATCACACTCCAATGGGTAGAATGGCTAGTGCAAAAGATGTTTGCGGACTAGTAGCTCTGCTATGCTCAGATGGTGGGAGATATATTAATGGAACTGTAATTCCAGTTGACGGGGGGTGGACAGCATGGTAGGAAAAATATGGAAACTTTAAAAGAAGGAAAAATATGGAAACTTTAAAAGAAAACTTTTTAAAAGAAGGATACATCATCTTTAAAAATGAAGTACCAAGGGAAAATTTGCTAAACCTAACTAGCACAATTGATGAATGGAGAAAAGATTCAGATAATATCTTATCTCATCTCCCACCAGGTAGAAGAGGAGCAATTCCAAATGCGATTAACAATCCTCATTTTAAAGACATGACAGCAGTTTTTGATTTGCCAAATGTCTATAACTTTATGCGGTATGTATGGCAGGATGATATCATGTACGGTGATCACTTTGATGCACACATAAATTTTTCGAGCGTTTGGCACGAGGACAATCAGATGAAGCACTTTAAGGAGGGAAATCAGCACCAGGGAATCGATCCATTTCAAGTATATCAGATCAAGCACGGAGATGAAACAATACCAGAAAAGTATGAGATGATGCGTGTCGCGCTATACTTGCAAGATCATGAGGATAATCCTGACGGTCTTTCAGTGAGGCCAGGAACACATCTACATAAATTTGATAAGCGATATCCAAACCAGGATCCAGGAATTGATATCAGGGCCTCTGTTGGTGATGCAATTGTATTTGATCCAAGGCTCGTTCATAAGGGCACAGATTATGAAAATTCTATTCTGAAAGCACGCGGTCAAAATCGATATTCAGTATTTTTTGTTTTTGGTAAAGTAAGAAGTCTTTTTACTGAAATGTCAACAATGGGTGCAATTCAAAGACAAGTTAGACAGAATAAAAATGAAAAGTATGTGTTGCAAGATTATGTTAGAGAGAAACTAAATGAACATAATATCTTATCAATTGATAATGCTGGTGTTTATTATAAGCCGTACTAGGAATCATATCAATGTCAAAAGTTAATATTATTGCAGAGATAGGAATCAATCACAATGGTGATATCGACATTGCAAAAAAGCTAATAGATCTAGCTTCTGTTGCAGGGTGTGATTATGTAAAATTTCAGAAGAGAAATCCTGATGTGTGTGTTCCCGATGCACAAAAAAGTGTAATCAGAAAAACACCGTGGGGTGAGATAACGTATCTCGACTACAAGTGGCGAATTGAATTTGGGCAGAAAGAATTTGATGAGATTGATGCGTATTGCAAATCTAGAAATATACAGTGGTTTTCAAGTGTGTGGGATCGAGATTCAGTTGACTTTATGACACAATATGCCACTGATAGAGGGTGTATAATGAAGATACCTTCTGCTTTGATAAATGATATATCTCTTTGTCAGTATGCACGTCAAAATTGTGACTATTTAATGATTTCAACAGGAATGAGTGATGAGAGCCAAGTTGAAGCAGCAGCAGAAGTATGTCCTGATCTTATTTTTCACACAAATTCCACATACCCTTGTCCTGTTGAGGAGTTGAACCTATCATATATTACATGGTTAAGAAACAATCACCCTACCAAGGAAATAGGCTACAGTGGCCACGAATACGGTCTTGTAACAACGTTTGCGACAGTTGGGCTGGGAGCGACATGGATAGAAAGACATGTAACACTTGACAGGAGTATGTGGGGGTCGGACCAGTCAAGTTCAGTAGAGCCATCCGGTCTAGTTAAATTAGTTAAGGGCATTCGTGATCTTGAAAAGTCGATGGGCTCTGGAGGTCCAAGAAGTCCATCCTGTTCAGAGCTTGCCAAAATGAAGACTTTGAGAAAATGATAATCTATATCGACATTGATGAAACTATCTGTGAGACTCCCAAGAGCAGAGATTACGCAAAAGCAATACCGCTTCAAGAGAATATTGAGAAGGCAAATAAGCTATTTGAAGAAGGAAATACTGTAATATATTGGACTGCACGAGGAACAGGAACAGGTATAGACTGGTCTGATCTAACAAAATCACAGCTGGCAATCTGGGGTGCAAGATATCATGATTTGAAGTTTGGTAAACCTGTTTATGATCTGTTCATCGATGATAAAAATATGAATGTTAGAGACTGGAAATAGATGTCTACTATTGGTGTAATTGGAAATGGATTCGTTGGTTCTGCAATTGTTGCAGGATTTTTACTTCATGTCGATGAAATTTTGATCTATGATACAGATAAAAGCCTCTGTACACACACACTTGAAGAGACACTCAATGGTGCAGACGTGATATTTGTGTGTGTTCCAACTCCAATGCTAACAGAAACAGGCGGGAGAATAGATCTCACAATCATGGATTCTGTATTTAAGACAATTGATGAATTAAATAAGCGAAAAGATAATATATTTGTAATTAAGTCAACTGTTGTGCCAGGAACCACAGAAAAATATCAAAAACTTTACCCCAATTTAAGAATCGTATTCAGCCCAGAATTTCTTACAGAAAGAGCAGCAAGATTGGATTTTATAAATGCTTCACGCATTGTGCTAGGTGGCAAAGAAGAGGATGTGAATGTTGTTGAGTCACTATTCAAGCTAAGATTTCCTCATAAAAGGATGGTAAAGACAGATACAGGAACAGCACAGCTGATAAAGTATATGGCAAACTGTTTTTTTGCAGTAAAGATCTCATTTATGAATGAAATGAAGCAGATATGTGATGCTTTGGATCTTGATTGGCAAGATGCCTCTGAGGGATTTATAACAGATGGCAGAATTGGAAACTCACATCTTGATGTACCAGGTCATGACAATCAGTTAGGCTTTGGAGGAAAGTGCTTTCCAAAAGACCTGAATGCTATGATTTATAAGATGGAAGAAGCAGGTGTTACACCAACAGTACTTAAAGCAGCATGGGATAAAAACTTAGAGGTTCGAAATTTTTTTGACTGGGCTGAAATTCAGGGTGCTGTCACTAGTAAAGATTGATGCTTTGTGATATAATAGAAATATGAGTTTATTTCCAACCAACAAAGAGCACATATCTTTTTCTGAGGTAAAGTGCTGGAGTGAGTGTTCGTGGCGCCACAAGCTTCTCCATATTGATAAAATAGCTACATTTGAGCCTTCACCTTTTTTAGACTTTGGAACTAACGTCCACGAAGGATGTGAAATGCTTCTAAAGACAGGAGAAATTCCTAGAGAAAGATTGCTTGAAAATATTAGAAAAGCCTGGAAAGAAAACGGGTTTGATGATCCTGAGTGGGTAAAAAATCAACCTGGCTGGTATAAGCATGCCCCTGTTGAAGAATGGTGCCAGTGGGCCAGCAATATGTGGAATGAAGTCCCTGGATTTCTAGATGAGACATTTTCTGAGTGGGAGACTGTTGAGGCTGAAGAGATGCTATATGAGTCAATTGAAAACAGGGATCTGAACTTCAAGGGATACATTGATGCAATCATTAAGTGTAAAGATAGCCGTGGAAAGGAGAAGTACTGGATCCTTGACTGGAAAACTGCTGGAGCATGGGGCTGGAGACGCGATAAAAAGCAGGATATCTTGATGACAGCACAGCTTATTCTGTATAAGCATTACTGGTCCAGAAAGCACGGAATTCCCTTAACAGATATCAGGTGCGGGTTTATTCTATTAAAGCGTGGTGGAAAGCTTGGAAAGATTTGCGAACTAGTTCCCGTTTCAGTTGGTCCCAAGTCTCTTGAGAGAGCAAATAAAATTGTAGGAAATATGATCTCAGCTGTTAGAAGAGGGTTATTTCTTAAAAATAGAAATTCTTGCAAATATTGTGACTTTCTAGATACACCTCACTGTACTTGATTTACTGGGGCTTTCTCAGCAGTAATATTTCAGTGGAGATACTAAATGTCAAAAAAGAAGGTACTTGTATTATCTGATCATGCTCTTTCGACGTCTGGAGTTGGAACTCAAACTCGACATCTGATTAATGGGCTTCTTGAGAATAAAAAGGGTCAATGGACGTTTCGTCAGTTTGGAGCAGCACTAAAGCATTCAGACTATAGAACAGTGGTGGTAAATGATGATTTTATCATTAAACCAATTGATGGATTTGGTGATAGAGAGACAATTAGAATGACTCTGGCCACTGAAAAGCCTGATATTCTTCTAATATTTACAGATCCTAGATTTTTCATATGGCTATTTGAGATGGAAGATGAGGTTCACCAGGTGTGCCCAATAGCATGGTGGCACGTCTGGGACAATTACCCATACCCGTCTTTTAATCAGCCAATATATGAAGCAACTGATCTTATAAACTGTCACTCTCATTTGACTTACGAGATGGTCAGCGAGCATTTTCCTGAAAAAACAAATTTCGTACCTCACGCTGTTCCTGATGAGATGTTTTATCCACTACCTTCTGAAAATAAGTCCAATTACAAGAAGTCAATAATTGGTAAGGATCGAGAGGACCATTTTGTTGGAATTTGGGTAAATAGAAATGCAAAGAGAAAAAGGCCCAACGATGTTCTCTGGGCCTGGAAAATATTTCTAGATAATCTTGAAAAGAAGCACGGGCATAGAAAGGCGACACTAATAATGCACACAGAACCAACTGATCAAGAAGGGCCCAATCTATTTTCAGCTTCAGAAATGCTTGGCATTCAAGATAATATTTTCTACTCAAGAGAAAGACTGGAGTTTGAAAAGATGAATGTCCTTTATAACATTTCAGATTTTTGTCTAAATGTTAGCTACGCAGAGGGTTTTGGCCTTCCAACACTCGAAGGGATGCAAGCTGGTGTACCAATGGTTGCGGCTAAAACAGGCGGCCTTACAAGGCAGGTTGTCGATCATCGCGATGGCACGCATAATGGTGCTGCACTTGATATTGAGCTTCAAACCCTGGTTGGCTCGCAACAGGTGCCCTACATTTATGAGGATTATGTTTCCTGTGAAACCATCGCCGATGGAATAATGAAAATTTACGATCTTGATGACATGGATCGAAGAAAGCTTAAGAAAAAGGTGAGAGAGTATGCAATATCAGAATTTGCCTATAGTAAGACAATTGATGATTGGCATAATACACTTACTTCTTTACATCAAAATTGGAAAAACGTCTATAAGAGATGGCAAAGTTTTTCCTTTTAGTCTCTGGAGAAAAAATTGAAAAAGAAAGTACTTCTGCGTGCACCTGCACTATCAATAAGCGGGTATGGTGTTCATTCAAGGCAGGTTTTTAGATGGCTTGAGTCACGACACGATATAGAAACATTTGTTCAAGTTTTAAATTGGGGTGACACCAGCTGGATGGTAAATTCTGATTTTGAGGATGGGCTTGTTGGAAGAATAATGGATAGAACAATTGATCTTAAGGATCAGAAGTTTGATGTGTCATTCCAGCTACAGCTTCCAGATGAGTGGGATCCAAGATTTGCAAATAAAAATGTTGGAATGTCTGCTGTAGTTGAAACAGATGTTTGTAATCCGGAGTGGATCAAGAGAATGAACACGATGGATGAAGTAATAGTTCCAACCAACCACGCCCGCCAGACAATAATGAGAACTGGTTCACCATCGACAAGAGTCCACGTAATACCAGAAAGCTATATTGAATCAATTGATAATGAATCCATTCCTGAACTAGAAGTTCCCACAATAGATACTGATTTTAACTTTTTATTAGTGGGTCAATTCACCGGATCTGATCCCTGGAACGATAGAAAGAATATATTCTTAACCATTAAGTGGTTTTGTGAGGCATTTGCTGATGATCCAAGTGTGGGTCTAATAGTAAAAGCAAATCATGGTCGTGGAACAATGATCGATAGAACTATTACAAAGAATACACTTAAGAGCATCCTCTCTGAGGTTAGACAGGGAGACTTTCCAAAGATTCACCTTATACATGGAAACCTATCGCCTGACGAAATGGCAGGAATCTATAAGCGCCCTGACGTAAAGTGCTTAATTAGTTTAACACGAGGTGAGGGCTTCGGCCTTCCTCTTGTCGAGGCAGCAGCTTCAGGTATTCCTGTAATGGCAACAAACTGGTCAGGTCACTTAGACTTTTTAAATCTAGGAAAGTTTATTCCTATAAAGTATAATCTAATAGAGATACCAGAAAATCGTGTAGATAACAGGATATTTTTACCAGGGATGAAGTGGGCAGATCCTAATGAGCAAGATTTCAAAGTAAAAGTTAAAAAGTTTAGAAATAAACATCAGCTGCCTAAGCAGTGGGCGGAAGACCTGTCTAGACGAGTCCGTGCAGAGTTCTCACTAAGTGCTGTGATTGAAAAGTACAATAATTTTTATAATAGCCACATTGGGTGAACCTTTGGATCCACTAATAGCGCTAACGATACTAGTTCCGGTGACTGCCACACTGCTTGTTGTGTCTCTCTACTTTAACTATAAGCACGCCATGTTCATACTGAGCGTGCAGGATTCAATTGAAGAATCTCTTGATGAGCTTGATAAAAGATATTCTTCAATAAGTGAAATTTTACAAAAGCCTATCTTTTTTGACTCCGTTGAAGTAAGGCAGGTCATGTCAGACATTAGAAGATGTCGAGACTCTGTGCTAAAGGTCGCGAGAAATATGACTGTCATTGAGGAGGAAAACGATTAAAATGGCTGAGAAAAAAATTAGAAGAAGACGAAGAAGGGGAAAATCTAAATCCACAGTTAAGCTGTATTTTCATGCTGGTACTCATGACGCCATTGTCCAGTTTCAAAATTCAGAATCTGAAAGCGAGAAAGAGAAAATTTACATTGATGAAATTTTGCCGGCTTTTAACAAGCTAGCAGAAAATTTAATTTTCATTCATGGATTCGCAAAGCCTCACGGCTCGTATGAGGACCTTAAAAATGACTGCGTAACATTCCTATATGAGACACTTAACAAGTTTGATCCCTCGCGAGGAACCAAGGCATTTTCATATTTTAATGTTGTTGCAAAGAACTGGCTGATCATTCAGAGCAAAAAGAAGACAAAAAATAACAGGCGCCATGTTAGCATTGATGATACTGCATCACTGTCAAATGGAGATATGAGCACAATAGAGACACATCAAACTGTTCCTCCCCAAGATGAGTCAATATTAAAAGAAGAATCACTTCAAAATCTATTCATGATGATGGAAGAAATAAGAAGGAAACTAACGGGTGAAAATGAATTGTCCTGTATGGATGCAATCATTACACTATTCAAAAGTATTGAAGAGCTTGACCTGCTTAATAAACGGGCTGTTTTTGTCTACATGAGAGATTTATCTGACTTGAATCCAAAGCAGCTTTCAGTTGCCATGTCTGTTATTCGAAAACATTATAAGGACCTAGTTAAGACAGGGGATTTTGATATTTTTTGAGGTGACACTTGGCAAAAGCAGTTGAAGACCTACTTGATAAGGTCGAAAACAAGGAAAAAAAGATAGATCGTTTCTGTGATCTTCTGGACTCTCTTGAAAACACTGAGGAGAGAAAGAAGCTATTGTGGAAAGAGGTCTATGAGAATGCTCTCGATGATAGAGAGAAGGCAAATATTCTCTTTACAGATTTACTAATTGAGACAAAGGGAAGCTCTGCACAGCATGCAGTGTTTGGACCTATCATGTCAAAATATCTTGAGAGAATGTGCAAGACAAATGATCAAATTCTTAAGCTGGCAGAGTTAATAGCAAAGGAAGAGGAAAAGTCCTTTGACATGAATGAAATCTTTGATCAAATAGGAACTTGATCATGAGTGATGATCGTTTAAGAGATTTTCTTTCGCAAGGGGGACTGGGTGAAAAGGATAGGTCACGTGAACGTCGTCATTGGGGTCAATTCGGAGGTCCGGGTCTATTTCACATCGCAATTGTGACAGAGTTTATATCAAATCCGTCCAATAGTGAGCAATTTAATTACATAGTGGAGAATGCTCCCAATATTCAGAATGTAGAGATTGCTCCATCGATACCTAGAAACTGTATTGTTGCCCGGATGGTATCAAGACAAGGTGAGTTACGAATCTTTTATCCGTTCTTCTCTCCTCACGTATGCCTACCTGTTAAACCCGGAGAGCAGGTTTGGGTCCTATACCCAACCGGTGATCTATCAGAAACAGGATATTGGGTCGGTAGAATAACAGCAGATCTTGTTGCAGAAGATATAAACTTTACTCATCGAGATAGATCACCCACTTATAATAATTCAGATCTGTCTTTAGACGAGGTTGAGTTTCCACTGGGGCCGAATGAAGACAGCGCTAACAATAGAGTGAACGGACTGGATCCATATAAGGGAATAATAGACTCTAAAGAGCCAGGATCTTCTATAACCTACAGTCGTCAGTTTGTGGGTGAGCCAGTACCAAGATTTACAAAAAGATGCTCTGATCTCGTGCTACAGGGTTCAAATAATGCCTTGATTTCTCTGGGAGAAGATAGAACAGGAGACGCGTATACTAACGATAAATCTATCACCGGAAAGGGAACAATCGATATAGTTGCAGGTCGAGGTCAGGATGGTGCCACACCAAGAACTAACCCAAACACCATTCCAAACACAAGAGGGTACACTGAGACAAATAAATCACCCAGTATTACAAAACCTCCAGTTTCGGAAATTCTCTCTGAGGGAGACCCTAATTTCGAGACAGATTCCTCTCGAATCTATGTGTCGATGAAGACAGATGGCGACACAAATTTTAATCTACAATACCCAGATACCGGCACGGGTTCAGATGTAAGCCCGGTGTCCCAGGATGCGTATGTTGTTTCAAAATCAGATCAGATTCGAATTATCAGTAGAAAGGATGGAAGTGTAAGAATTGTCAAGGAGGGTGATGCTGATAGCGATCGAGCTGTGATTACAATGCTAAACGATGGAACCATCATGATTGATGGTCCCAAGATAGTGATAGGATCAGGAATTAATAATCAGACACAGATAGGCCGAGGTGCAACAGAGCCAATTGTTTTGGGTGACACTCTTAACAAAAAACTTCTTGCATTTTTAAAAGAGTTAGTAGTTGCTGCTCCGGCCTTTGTATCGACAGGCGTGGGCCCAGGAGTCTTAAATCCTTCTTTTCTAACAGCGACAAGCACCCTAATTATAGAGCTTGAGGCAAAAGTAAATTTAAGCACTATCGGAAAGATAAAGTGATATGTCGCTCAACACACAAGATCTAGCTAATTCACTTGAAGAGATTTTTCAAAAAGCATCTGATATAAATAATGAAATGGATTATTTCGATGTTGCCAAAGAGATTGTTGACGCTTTGTTTTCTTTTGTAAAGCTTGCACAAATTGATGTCGATCAGGTTGGAAGAATTATATCTCCAATAAAAGTTCCGCCGACACCACCCCCACCTGGCGTTCCTTCGGCTGTTCCGACCGTCGATGAGGATATGACATTTTCTGGGGGTCTTTTACCCCCACCTCTCTTACCTGTCGGAAGCGAACTATCTGCAATACCTTTATTTCCTACAGCACGAAGCTTTGATACTGTGGAGCAGAGAGTCTCTTTAGAGGCATCTTTAGTTGCCTCATTTACAGATCCAGGGACATCTGGATTTGGAGCATATGGACTCCCTGTTTTTTCTTTAGGCACAGCAGCTAATACAGATGAAATAAATCGATTTGAAGATGCAGTAGTGGAAATTGTAGAAAATAGAGATAGAAATCTAGATGTCAATATTGAAGGTGGCGTTTTAATAGAAGATATAGAAATATTACAAAGTTTCAATTTGGAAACAGGAGAAACACTGGGTGAATCTGAGACCGAAGACAGGACTGTATTCATAAGACCTGGATTCGGCTCGTATATTGAGTCACTATCAAGCTGGTCAGAGAGTCAAGGGGGGTATATTTCTGTTAATGCATTGGTTGTGATGCCTCCAGCTGCTCAATTAGAAATGTTTACAAAATTACACAATGACATGAAGCAAAATTCTATACCGCCGTCTCCTTCTTTATCTAAAATTGGAACTGATATAGCAGAAGCAATTACAAGTGCTGTTGAAAAAACAACTGTTACAGCTTTTTTTACAAAACTATCCGGAACAGGATTTCCATTTGTATCTCCAAACGAAACAATACCAACACCAACCGGCGTCGCATATATTCCTTCAATTCCACCAACAGTGACGCAACAAATAAAGTAATTGTTAAAGTCCAGACTTCTGCAGTGGGTGCTGTTGTTGAGCCGCTTATATAGTTTAAATCTAAATTATATGATTATAATCAAATGACATACAGTATTCTCAAAATAGCAATTTAGAATATAGCTTTCATACAAGTAGGTTGTTAGATTTTCTTAAGTCACTATATTTATTCTGAGGGTTCACCATGGCTATAAGCTTTAAGAGTGTCGGCAACAAGACCACAGCGAGAAAATTTACTAGAACTCGAAGCCCTGTTCCGATTGGAATTAAGACTCCTCTGGAGCTCGGCACAGGTCGATCCGGTCTATTTAAGATGCACTTCAATCTTCCCGATGCAATTCATGATAATCTTAGAAATTTAATCATGACAAATAATGGTGAGAGGCTGGGAAGATATGATTTTGGTGCAAATCTTAGAGAGCTCACAACAGAGCTTGTTGCTAAAGATTCTTTTGATGCAGAGGCAATGATGAGAATTAATCAGACAGCTGGTAAATTTATGCCCTTTGTAGAGCTAGAAACCTTTGATTCAAAATTTTATCGAATTGCAGGATCAAGTGTTGAGCTTGATCTTTTACCGGATGAGGGAATAGCAAAAATTGAGATAGAGATTACATACAATGTACCTAAGCTTAGGATAGCTGGTAAGAAATTGGGTCTAACTATCTTCACTATTGGATAGCAAAAATGGCAAATTCAAGAAATATAAAGAAGAAACTCAAGCAGCAGAGACCAAGATCTTTTCTAAATAAGGATTTTGAAGCTTTTCGTGCAGAACTTCTAACGTACGCACGGACGTATTTTCCCGAAGAGATTCAGGATTTCTCTGAGGCCAGCATGGGTGGTCTATTTTTAGAGATGGCAGCTTACGTTGGAGATGTCATGTCATTCTATCTAGATCATCAATTTAATGAGCTCGATATTGAGACAGCTGTTGAAGATAAAAATGTAGAAAGGCTTGTTAGAGCAGCAGGTGTCAAGATAATGGGTGCAAGTCCGGCCACTGTTGATGTAGAGTTTTCTATTGTCGTGGATGCAGAGACNCTAAACAATACTAGGGTACCAATTTCATCACACCTTCCGATTATTTCTGCAGGAACTCTTCTGTCTTCAAACACAGGAATAACGTTTGAGCTCACAGAAAATCTTGATTTTGACAAAAGAAACGCCGCAGGTAGCCTGCTGGCTAGTGTGATAGTTGATGAAACAAATAATAATAATCAACCATCAAAATTTAAGTTAAAAATGACAGGTCTTTGCACATCAGGAAAGACAATTGAGGAAAACTTTTCAATCGGGGCCGATTTAAAACCCTTCAGAACAATTACTCTATCATCAGAGAATGTTTCAGACATTGTATCTGTTATAGACACAGAGGGAAATGAATACTATGAGGTGGAAGCCCTAACACAGGACACAGTATTTACCAGGGTTCGAAATGACAGCGCTGATAATGACCTTGTTTCTGATAATCTTGAGATACTACCCGCACCGTATAGATTTATTTCTACGACAGATAGATCGACTGGATTGACAACAATAAGATTTGGATCTGGCGATGGTGCGTCTCTTGATGATGATATTATTCCAGATCCCAGTGAGGTGTCATTACCACTTTTTGGTCAAAAGAAGTCTCTAAGTCGATTTACACTTGATCCTAACTCTCTTCTTGGCGCAAGAACAATGGGAATTTCTCCTAGAAGTACAACAATAACTGTTAGATACAGGGCAGGCGGTGGCATCTCTCACAATGTAGGGATTGGTTCAATTACTCAAATCTCTAATCTTTTAAATAAATTTAGCAGTGGAACACCCTCTTCTGTTGTTTCTGCTGTTAGAGCATCGCTTGTTGTGAACAATACAGCACCAGCTGCTGGAGGAGAGTCAGAATTAACTCTGAACGAGCTAAGGTCGACTGCTCTTGCCTTTAGAAACTCACAGTCAAGAATTGTAACAAAGCAAGATCTAATCGCTCGTGTGTATACAATGCCCTCTAATTTTGGACGTGTCTTCAGACTGGGAATTATTCAGAATAGAAATAATCCGCTTGCGACAACTATGGCAATCATAAGTAGAAATACTAGTGGACAGCTAGTGGTCTCACCTGACACACTAAAGAAAAACTTAAGAACCTATCTAAATGAATTCAGGTTGATCTCAGATGCAATTGATATCATCGATGCAAGTGTAATAAATATCGGCATTAGGTACAGCATCGTAGTTGACCCATCATCTAGCAAAGAGTCAACCGTCCAAAGAGTTAATACTTCACTTAAGAAATACATGGATGTGACAAATTTTCAAATCGATCAACCCATAGTGATATCAGATTTAGTAAATCTTATTTTGAATACTGACGGTGTTATTTCACAGGTGGGAATCCAGATATTCAGTTTAGCAGGAACTGTTAGTGGTCGATCATATAGTCCACAAACGATAAATATTGCAGAAGCCACTTCAAGAGGAATTATTGTTCCGCCAGCTGGGGGAATTTTTGAGATGAGATTCCCCAGTGATGATATAATTGGAAAAGCAGTCTAGGTGAAAGATGTATAGAATACTCTCAGCAAGCAGTGATACATACATCACAAATAAAATTATTAATGGTGCTTTTCGCGCCACAGATGCGAATGTTGGTCGTGCGGGAACCTTAGATCTCTTTAAGCTATATGATGAGTCAATAATTTCTGGAACAGCAGCACCGACTGAAATCTCAAGAATATTAATCAAGTTTGATCTCAGCCCGCTTAAGCAGTTAACAGGCTCAGATCTTGATATATCACATCCTTCATTTAACGCAATGCTCAAATTGCATGACGTTTATGGGGGCCAGACAACACCCTCAAATTTTAAGATTATTGTATTTCCTCTTTCTCGGTCATTTGATGAGGGAATTGGCCGAGATGTAGCCACATTTGAAGATATAGATGCCTGTAATTATCTTACATCATCCATATCATCAGGGAAGGCAC